CTGAACACAAACAAGCGCTATCCGTACGGGTGTTTCCTGTAAGCCAGACGAAGTTCCAGACAATCTCCAGACAATCTCCTGTAACTAGAACGGGTGTTTCTTTACGTCTCTAACTGTCTTAGGTGTTCTTTAAGAATCCAACACCACACGAGGAGCACCTCTTCTTCTCGTTACCTCGGAGCACACACAAGTGTTACGGACGCGAAACCCCTCGAACAGCACGACCCCTAAGCCCCAACGTTTCGCAGACGAAGAACGGCATGATACCATCTAAACATGTCAACGACACAACCAACCAAAATCACGAGAATCGCCGGAGCCCTCACCGTAACCACGCTCCTCTTCACCACCATCACCCCATGGCTATACGCTGCATACGACGTCTCGCCCTCATGGTACGCCCCATACGCCATCACCGTAGCGACACTCTGGTTCATAACCCTCAGTGCCGCATCCGCAGCAAGGCAACTACAAGTAGCCCTCGCAGAACAAGCCGCAAGCCAAATCCTAGAACAAGTAGCAGAACAAGTAGCAGCAACAGACCAGACAAACTCGTACCGATGATACTCAACATCAAAGTCACATCCCCAGCCTACACAGACCACAACGACGACGAACAACCCGAATGCGGATTCACGTTCCCCGCACCACAAGAATACATACAACACATACAAGACTTCACCTACCTGATCTTCATGATCGACAACCAATACGCCCACCAAACCACCTGCCCCCGCAAACTATGGAAATGGGAAGCAATCACCAAACTCGAAGAAACACCCCATGAAAAACCTTAAACGACCCCTAAGGGCCAACCAACTAAACATAAACACCCAAACAACAACCCCCCGAACACCACGCACCCTCACAATCCACCACCCACCGACACCACCAAACATCAAACAACTACAAAACCTTGCCGAAGCCGTAAAAGACGGAGAATGGTTACGACACGCAGCAAACAACATCTCGCCAGCCCTACCAGCAGGAATACGACAAGGCCTAAACGCCTACCTCACCAAAATAGCCGACCAAGCAGACATCTACGCCCAAACCCCCAAAACAAACGCCCCCAAACCATAATCCGGGAACACACCCCCCGAATATTAGAGAACCAAAAAAGAAGAGGGGGCGGATACTCGGCGGGAATCGGTCGAAACGCCCAATATAGACCTATAAACATATGTTTGTAGTTCGGTTGACGGCGATTGTGCATACATGACGTCAACCTAGCTACCCGGAATTAAGGGGGTTATCCCCGCCCGAATGGCACCCAAAGCCCTTGATTTGCTCTTAGGGAATACTAGTGGTGTGCTGCACGGAACTCTAGCGTCGTTTCCCTGAGATCCCCTACGGGTTTCTGGTCGACTCTGAGGGGATGAAGGTTCCTCCCAGATCGGTAAGTGGGTGCACCGGGAATATTGTAAGCTCATCCTGTGAGGTGGGATAGGTTTCTCTAGTTGTTGGAATCCTTGACTGTGCTCCTTGTATTAGAAGAACACCTTGACCTTCTTTATGGTGTCTTTGAGATCCGAAACTTCTCGGTTGTCTTACCCGGTTAAGGGTTTGGATCTTGAATGTAAGACTTCGATTTCGGCGTTCTCGTCGGCCTTAATATCCTGAACCTCTCTACAGCGCTTCACCTGTAGCCCCCTCTCGAGACTTCTAAGCTGCCTCGGGTACTTGTCGCACACGAAATTACCGGCGCTCTAACGGCCACACAGGGGCACCTAATGACGGGGGGAAGTTCACCGCCCAGAGCAAGACCCCTCACCAATCCCTCTCCTCAGGTGTGCTAGGCACCTTACTGATCTGCTCCGACACAGTGTATCATGTTTGAAAGAATGAACGGCGAACAACCACGACCGTATGGTATGCTAAACACGTCGAGATAAACGCACTATCTAATGTGCACCTTTACACAAAGGGGGCATGATGAGTACAGCCGAAGGAAGAGTCCTAGAGAACAGGCTACTACCCAAACTACGCTACATCTTCGGTCGGCATGTAGGCCTATCTAAGAAGAACACTGAATCAAACGACTTCACCGCACCCTATCCTATAGAAGCGAAACGTCGTAAGCAATGGTCGCTACAAGCATGGGTGCGTAAGATTCGCATGGTATCAGATGATCACAAATGGGCGATCTTCATCAGCCCCAAGAATCTTCACGAAGACAAAGACCTAGGGCCAGTAATGGTAGTAAGCGAACAGTTTGGCATAGAACTACTGGCAGCGCACCAACAGGCGCAACGTACAAGCGTCACCCACGTCGTTAACTTAGACCGGGATCAACCCTAATACGCTAACCGATTTCGCTCGACTCCCAACCTATAATAAGGTTGTGGCAATAACAGATACTATGATGAAGAGATGCAAACTCTCCTCTTACACCGGCGACACCACTCGCTGTAGATGGTGTGACGAAACGCTCTCCGGTCGCCAGAAGCGTTGGTGTTCAAACTTTTGTAGCGGGCAAGCTCGCACTCACCACTGGTATCCCGACGCACGTAAAGTTGCTATAGCTCGTGATGGGCGCAAGTGTTCCAAGTGTGGTGGTAGCCGTCTTCTTGAAGTCAACCATGTGAAGCCTGCTCTCGGGAGACATTCTCAAGCTTCCTGCATTCATCACCCTAGCAACCTCATGATACTATGCAGGGAACACCACCTGCTAGTTACACAGGCTCAACGCAAACGAGGGATGTTGAAGAAATGAAAGAGACCGACATCCGCAAGCTAGAGGAACTAAACCTCGCCCGACCAAAGACCGCCTGTTGTGCCCCCACCAACATCAAAAAGGCCGATCGAGAGTTAATTGAATTACTCTCCCAATTCAAACGACCTACCTCAAGTTAATCGCACTAACTTAAGTCATGCTTGGTTGATCTACTGTCTAGCGGTTACGCTTCCTAGCCTGCTTCTGGGCTTTACGTTTTTTCTTATGCCGATCTTTAGCTCTCTTTTCTTCGGCGTAGGCTGAAGCTAGGTCTCGCTTAAGTATTTGAGAGCGGCTCAGGCTTTCATTATTCTGCATGATTTCCTTTTCGTTCGGTATACCTACGCTCAGTTGCGCTATTTATTTCCGTATCGGTAGCCTCTATGGCTACAATCCTGTGCTCTCCCTTATAAGGAACTGCTCGGCCTACCGACAGATCCTCGAAGGAGATGCACAACCATTCGCCAGACTCGTAAGGGCCACGCTGAACTTCGGTGACCTCCTTGAGAGTTTTCATAATCTCTTCCCCGAGGTCAAGATCATCAGCAAACGGATTGTTGACGCTCATGATAGCCCGAATAAATGCCTGAGCTAGAAGTTCTTTACCATCCAATTTGCGGGCGTGGTCTGGATCAAAAAGTGGGGCGTTAGGATCAACCATTGAGATAGTGCCCCACGGTTGATTCTAGGGCGTCGAAAGCATGATCGAATAGATCACTGTCGCCATCCTCTTCTGCCGCCACAAGCGCTATCGACGCAGAAACGATCCTCATGGCCCCTTCGAGGTCATATGTGTGCCCCTCAGCACCTTCAAGCTGATCTTGACACATTCTCTTCACGGCATCCAAACGGGCTTTAACATGCTTCCTAAACCGGAGAGCACGATTGCGCCACAGGTTATGACCTGCTTTGATTTCCTCGATCGCCAAATCGGTTCCATGCTGCTCCAGATCTTCAAGCTCGTAGCTGTACTCTTCATCCTTAAGGTCAAGCTGCGCGTTCACCTCATCGATGACGGAAAGAAGACCGTCACGCCAATCAAATACGTTAGCCTTCAGACAGGCATCTTCTTCGGGCGTGGAATCACCACGAACTTCCGACACTGCAATATCGTACAGAGGGTGCTTTATCACATTTACTCCATTAGTTTAGGGTTACCCCCTTATTGTAACAGAGCGTGCTTCGCCTAGAGATTGGCCTTGCGGAAGTTGGATCTAACGGAGTTTAGGGCCTTGCGAGCCGACCATGCTGAATGAATATCACCGTTCGCTGCAATCGCTTTGAGGGTGTCGTGGCAAAGGTCGAAGTTCATTTCGACCTGCTTCACTCTGTGGGTATCGGTGCTTATTTTACGGTTACTCATAATGACCCCTATAAATATGGGGATAAGGGCAGTAGTACGGGTACTACTGACGCCCCTTCATCCCATCCGACGGGAAGTTATTCCCTTCTACTATTCTGCCACAACGCCAGAAAACTAGAAAGGCTACTGGGCTTTACGCCCAGTAGCCGATCCAGCTATACTTCTACCTTTGTCAGGCGAGCTTAGGGCGACGGAAGAACAAGATAGCTCCTCCAATAAGAGCCATCAAAGCTCCTAGCCCGAACAAGAAGCTCTGCAACCCGCCAGTGTAGGCAAGCTCTGTAGCTTTACGCTCAGGAACCCCACACGAAATCCCATCGTTTTCGGGATCAAGGTAATCCACGTAGAACGGGCTTCCCTTCAACTGTGGCGCAATACCCAACGCTGCAAGATCGGTACAGAAGACCTTCTCTACTACAGTCGTCGGAACCGTTGTTGTGATTTCAGGAACCGTCGTCGTTGGTGTCGGAACCGTTGTAGTGGTTTCGGGCACCGTTGTTGATGTAGTTTCTGGAACCGTTGTTGATGTGGTTTCAGGTACTGTCGTTGACGTGGTTTCTGGAACCGTAGTTGACGTAGTGGTTGTCGGCTCAGTTGTCGTGGTAGTTGTAGTTGTGCAAGGATCGGTATTCGCATTCGCCTTGTCAACCGTCTTCCACCCACCATTAGACTTCTGGGCTTGGAGCTTCACGTTGTCGCCACCAAAGGTAGTCTGGAAGTTCTTGTTACCAACCCCGAGGAAACCAAGGTTCTTGATATTGGAACCCTTCTTCACTCGGAAAGTTCCAGCAGTAGAAATCTCTGCCTTCCAACGGTACTTACCTTCGACCTTCTGGCACTTAGGAATAAGTTCGCCATCGCCACGAGGAACCGTAGTAGTAGTTGTTGTCGGCTCAGTCGTAGTGGTAGTTGGCTCAGTCGTTGTGGTTGTTGGCTGAGTCGTTGTGGTTGTTGACGTAGTGGTAGTCGTCGGAGTCACACAGGCAGGGCCATGTGAGAGATTAAACTGACCACCCCAGCCACCATAAATGGTTGCCGTTGCACTCGTCACGTTTGCAACAAGGTTGGCAGTAGTGGCATAGTGCGCCACCTTGCCAGTGAACTTGTCAAGCGGCACGTTGGCAGAGTTACCATTGCTCCACTCAACGAAGATCGAAGCTGGAGCGTTACCTTCAGCATCCACCTGAGTGATAACAAAGTGCCACTCACTATTGTCGATCTCGTGATCGCAAAGTGCCTTAGCTGAAATCTGCTTTGGGGCAACAGTAGTGGAAGTTGTCGTCGGCTTCTCGGTAGTAGTTGTCGTCGTCGACGTAGTTGTTGTCGTTGGGCAAGGAACCTCTACTGACTCAGTTCCGTTCTGATACTCACCAACTACAACGTAGCGGTACTCTCGGTACCACTCCGTCTGAGACTTCTGGTTGCTACTCGTATCGGTGCCTCTACCATGAAAAGCAGGGCCACGATTACGACCATCATCGTTCACGGAGCCAGCACCGGGCCAATCAGCCCAATCGTCATAGTCAGACCAGTTAGACCAGTCACCCCACCGAAACCGCTTGCTAAGTCGCGTTCGAGTGCGAGTCCTTGTGTGGGTTTCCTTTTCGATGACATCCCCATAAGTGGGAACTTCTTCGTAACACGTTTGCGGTGTGTCCCCTTTATGTTTTGCCCCGGCAGGGGAAGCAACGAATCCGCCAAACACAGACAGAACCATCGCTACAACACCTACTATAAGCAGTGATACTGCGCCTCGCTTATTCATTACTTTCTCCTTCAATAGATTGCAACTCATACCATATCACGCATTTCTTCGAAAGAAAACCGAGCCTACATGGGTGAAGGCGGTATAAGTTGCTCTACGGTGACATTAAAGCAATTAGCTTGGAAGTTCCAAGAGGGTCGATCGGGGTCAGGAGTACCCTTCCGATAGAATTTCGCCACCTCAAAGAACTCATCTTTACCTAAATACCCCAACAGGAACGCTTTAGAAAAACATTCCGTCACACGTACAAAGTAGTAGTAGTCACACTTTTGGGTGATGCTAGATTCCGCCACGGTGCAATTCCAATCAAGTTGAGGAACCGCTGCCGTGCGCCTAGTCTTGACATCGGTAGTCAATAGCCCTTCGACCGAGCTGAAATCAAAGTCACGGGCATGACTTCTAATCCACTCACCCTCGTAAGCGTGAGCGAACATCACTTCCCCAAGAGCGTCATAGACGCTAGTACACTCTTCAGCGATACTGTTGTTCAACACTCCAAAACCGTACCATCGTTTAGCAGTTTCAACTTGCTCAGAGGTTACGTCGAGCGTTAACACTAGGAGTACCCTTTCGATAGAATTTCGCCACCTACAGCAGCACACAAATCTCCGTTTACCACTTGGAGTGGTCACCAGATGAAGAAATCTTCCCCTGCAACCTCGTGGCGAAGCTGCTTCCAGCCGGTCAAGTTCCCAAGAATAGGCACTTCGCGCACCGTACCCTCCTTGTGGTTCTGAATGAAAGCAATGTTGCGGTCACTTGGAGTGGCGACATGTTCAAGGGGAGAAGAATGAGGCGGCTGTGCCGTCACAAGCCTCTCATACAACTCAAGATCCTTGTCGATGTTACGCTCCCCGTCGTGTGTGAGATAAGACACACGAGCACAACGGGCCGCAGAAATCTTCTTGCGAGTCTCAGGAGAGAGATCCATCTCATCTTCCTGAATGTAAGGAGTATGCCAGAAACCTTCGGCAACCTGTGTCGGCTCAGAAGCTTCGTAGGCGTCACGCATCATCTCAGCAGCAATCCTAATCTCGGGCTGCGCCAAAGGAGAGCAACGCTGACTAAAGAAGTTGCTATAGTCTGTGGCAGTTACGATCACTGTATGCCACATCCACGGTTCCAGAACACGATTCGTTACCTGCTTGTGAACGCCAAGTTCCTCGGCAAGAAACCGGGCAGTATCAACACAGGTATGATTGGCCTTCACCCAAGAGTAGGCTGCACGGTCAGCATCTTCACCTTCAAGAGGCTCTGCTGCCTGCATGCCGGGTTGATTTGCACCCCACTCGTAAGGCATCGCAGGATTCGTGCTAACTGTCTCCAATTGCTTGCGGGTAGGAATCGCCCTACTGCTAGCGGAGTTGCGACTGAAAACACGGTGAGTGTTGAACTCTGCAAGTACATAGCGGTGGAAGGTGACTTCCATTGTGGTCAACCTAAAGTCGTTGAAGCTGATTGAATCAGCGATCACCTTAGCTGAAGTTGTTTTGCGTTCGCTCACAGGTACTGCCCAGTCGCTATTGGTGCGGCTTTGGTTTCCACGACCTTCTCCATTTGCCCATTCTCCTCATATAGCTCAGCGAGCATCATGCTCCCGTCAGCGTTGCTACCCAACCACTCTGATGCTTCGGCCTGTGAGAGAGCATCGAAGTCGATGTTCGCCATACAGCGACCGGGCCGCTGGAGAGCGGGGTGCATCTGAGAGAGGGGTTCGTTAGTGGTGAGTAGAATTAAGATATCCATACCCTGACCGAGAAGGCCGTCAGCGAGGTTAAGAAGACGGCTAAACCCTTGCCCCGTTGTAGCTGCCGCATCCCTTGTTAAATAGGAGCCTGCATCCTCAACGATGATCAGACGCCATCTGTTCTCACTAGGATCTTCGACAAAATCCCCTGCATCCTCGGAGTACCTTAAGGGGGGCTGGTAATTCATGACTGCGAGCATGTAGTTGGGGTCGCCAAAGAAGTTCTCGGGGTCGACGATGTAGTCATAAGAGCACCAGTCTTTCCACTCCCCAGTAAGCGCCTGAATGGCGTGCGTCTTCCCTCCCCCCGGATTTCCCCTCCAGATAATCAATTTGCCCCCCGAATCAGGAGCGCTTGACTCCATAAGACTTTGTAAGCCCTTTTTCGATTCAGCGGAATAGTTGCGCTCGATAGAATCCCACTCGTGGCTCTCTATGTGGCGAACCTGACTTGACGGTCCTTGTGCAGACCCGCTCCAGAAGCGCATCTTGGTTTTCCCTTCCACCTCGTATTCGGGTTGGGGCGGGATGGCATCTCTGACCCTTTGGGGGAAAGGGTGGTCATCGAGGGATTCCGAGTGAGCCATATACACTTGGATGCTGTGAGAGGAAACGATAACCATAGCGTTACCACCATCCTTCAAATTAAGGATAGTTCCAATCGTCCTGCCGTCAACGGAATGGAAGTGCTCAACATCCTCACCTAGGCTTTCCATACTATTCTGGTTGATGATAACGTCTGGGGTTTCGACCTTATACTTGAACTCGCGATTGAACTTCAAATCCAAAATGGTTTCGTTCCATTTCATCCACAGGGATTCCATCACCCCTGCTTCAGCGGTTCCCATATAGAGGCTCGTTGAGCGTTTAATTACCACGAGATCGACTATATCACCCGAATCTACGAATCGAGGTGTTCTAGGAGCTTTCGAGCTTCTTCGAGTAGCCGGATCTGCGACTCGTGGTCGTCAAGCTCGCTCTGGAGTTTCATTTTCTCGACACGAACCCAAGCATCCATTAGGATACGGATCTGGTTGCTGACAGTGACTTCATGCTTGTCGCACATTTCGCGCCACTCTTCCCGTTTCGCGGGATCTACGCGCAAAGAGAGGATAGGGGTAACACTCACGGCTCCCAGCTCCCTTCTTCTTCGTCATCGTAACTGTCAATGAACTCGGGCGGCTCGACATACTTTTCTTCAAGCTCGAGAAGTTCATCGACTCCCTTCCCACTCTCCCCATCCTCAACAACTTCGGCATCAATAACGACTGCCGTAGAGCCAACGAGATCCCTGAAAGCATCGTCGTCAATAACTCCGGCCTCCTTGAATACCTGAAAGAGGTGTTTCGCCTCCTCTTCTGGTGTGCGCTCACTGTCTTGATCCTCCTTAGAAGAAGATAAGACGGGCATATTGGCAACATTCTGAGTAAGGTTGATTTCTATGCTATTGTCACCGCTCTGGTCGAACCCAAGTAGCTTAGCCCTATGTGTCATCAACTTCAGCACCATATTCGCTGCGTCGATGTTCGGTGGAATCTCTACCTCACCCCCATCAGGGGTATCCATCTTCTTGGTGCGGGTAAGAGGTAAGAAGGATGCGAGCATACCGTCGACCCTCTGGAGGTCAAGCAAGAACTCTTGCCCATGATCAACTGCAAGTTGACGAACAATCCGGTCGGAGGTTCGTTTACAACCACGGTAAGCGGTCTTTTCGCTGACTTGGAGCGCTCTGGCGATCTGTTTGTAGGTAAGCCCTTGCTTACGCATCTCAAACATCGTGGCGTCACGCTCTGTGACTACTGCCTCGGGAAGCCTCAATGGATACCTACCTATTCGCTGTACTTACAGCTTAACAGGTAGCCAAGTATACGTCACTCGGGAAGCGATTCCCGCGACTGCCTCATCTCCTGAAAGTTTGCATCGTTGACTGGGATCACCCAGATCGCAGCAAGCTCATCATCTAGGTCGCTATCACCCGGAATACCCACCCAAGCAATCTCCATTATGCCGTCAACGTCAGCAGTACCGATATTCAGCTCAGGGCCGTACACGCCCAAAAAGCGCGACACCACACAGAAATCCCTACGCCTGTTACAAACAGCCCCACCATCATCAAACGGGCAATCAACGCGCTTAATGGAAATAGTGTCACCATCCCAGTGGATAACAACCTTATGACCATCTTCGATCCAGTCAGCTTCCATCGTTAGAGAACTCCTTGTAAGCGTCACGAAGATCGTTGTCATCTAAGATGATATCAAAATCTTCCAACGTCACGTTGCCCTTGTCGAGTACTTTGCCGGGAAGGGCGGTCTTCCACCACTTCTTAAACTCTTCGGTGTCTTCCTCACCCAACTCCTTGATATGGTTCTTAATGAAGCGCTTCTGATCATAAGAGATCTTCTCTGCTGCTTCCTCACGCTCGATTGCAAGCATGTCTTCGTCGCGTGCGAGATCGAGGGCTACACCAAAAGCCTGTGCTGCTTTCTTGAGAGCGTCGGAGGTTGCACCCTTGAATTCATCACCGAGATCTAGCGGGCCGTTGTTGCCCTTCACCTTCTGACCACCCCAACCAATGCGAGTGGTTTCGACACCATCGATGTTAGCGACAAGAGTGACTTTGGCGATAACCCACTCAGGGTTAAGCTCGTCACGCCATGCTTCGGAAGCAGTGACATTCCACCCGTTCAAGCCGAGTACGTTATTTAAGCGTGCAATAACCTCGGAAACGGGAACGTAAGTGAGGGTAGCGCTACCTTTGTTTAGCTGACGGAGCGCTTCATTCGGAAACGCTCCACTTAGATCAGATGAAATCGTCATCTTCTATTTCCTTTTCAGGTTCTGTTGGTGGGGCAGAAGGAGCAATTCGAAAGCTCACCCTGCCATCTGACTTCTCGCAATACTGGTCTGGGTTGATCTTGTGATCCCGAAGTGAAGTCACCTTCCAGCTCAGGCCGGTACAATCGAATGCCTTCTGTACGAGCTGTGAGGGAGGAACCGTCAACGATCCAGTTTCATCATCGATGACCTCATCGATGATCTTCTCTGCTATCACCGCACGTAACGTTCTGTGATCCCACGTCTTTCGAGTTTGACCTTGCTTCTTCTCTACGGTTACACCGTAGTCGGAAAGCGAAAGGATGTCACCCACCCCCATATGCTTCTCAAGCAGTTTGCCCATGTAGTCTAGAGAATCCACAGAGGAGCGTTTTAGGTTATTCAACACTGCATAGAAGGAAGCGACCTCTTCAGGGTCGCGATCGATTTCCATGGTGTACTCTAGCACGGCTTCCTGTAGCTCGTCTAGTACCTGTGCTGCTTTTTCCATTTTGTCTTCGATACTCATTGTTTCTTCTTCCTACTCCGCTCATAACTTTTCATACAGCTACGACAGTAACGTGCTACGCCATCCTTAGAGGCGGATCGCTTGTGGAACTCTTCTCTCGGATTCCATAGCTTGCACTTACCACACAGCTTGTTCGCATGGAGGAATTCTTCCACTTCGTCGTATAACGATTCTGAGACAACTTCGATATTAGACCATTCCACCCAGATTAGCGACGGGTGCTCACCCAAGCGACAGGCTACTTTATCTGCCTCGTCCACCGTCAGGCCCTCGGCTCGAAAACGATTCACTAAATCTGTGCAAATACCAAGAATGGCTCCCAGCTCTGTAGCTCTGGTTTCACGCATAATTTCTTCAACCGCTTGGAAGGAGAACGTTTGTGCGCTCTGTTCCATTAGCAGGTCTACTGCATCTAGGATTTCAGTTTGACTGAAGTTTTGCAAGCTCATCTGCAAGCCTCCCCACTTTTCTCTTTAAGCCGGATGAAACGCTTCTTTCGTTCGAAAGATCGGCCAGCAACTTCTCTTGCGTAACGCCCACTCTTTCTTCAATGAACTCCCATAAGAGGCCACCAGTCTCGGTGTTGATTTTAAGCTCCTCACACTTTTCTTCCCAGTCATTTTTAAGTGTCATCCGTGGACCTTGTTGCCTCTCTCATCATTCGAAAATTATTGAACGAGCCGCGGCGAACATCCTTCTCGAAATCGGTTAATGGTTGAGCGGGTTTCTTTACCCCAGCTATCTCGGCTTCGCCTACTTCCAAGAGTGTGCCGTCGGCTGACAGTGTTCCATGCCCCCCGCAATTTTCACACCCATCCTTGTTGCATTCAGGGCAAACAATAAGCCCCTTGCCCTCTTTGCGCTTGTCGCAGGAGATGGTGCGGGAATCGTGAGCATACTCTGGAATCCAATGAGTGGCGGTGCCACCCAGCTCCACTAGTTGCACCCCGAGAACGGCAAGGTCGTCAGGTAGGGCCATTCCGCACGATTGGCAGGAAAATCCTGTATCTGAAACTTCAGGGGAATGTAGATAATCAGTCATGATGTCTCCGGTTCCATTGGGTTGTTGGAAACCCACGGGGTTTCCATGTCGTAGCAGTATACACTACTTTCGCCTTCCTTGTAGTAGTTGCACCACTCGGGGAAAGCAAGCCTCAACTTTAAGGGCGGATGAATAGCAGATACCAGCATTGTATCCCCATCCTTCGGGCCACCACTAAAGGCGATCTCCATGTTGGAAGACCTCTTGGCCTTCTTCTTTTTACTTACCATAATCCTTTATCTTAATTTTGGCTACTGGCTCATCGAAATCCCACCAAACGATCCCCTCAATCCCAGCGTGATCATTGGCTTTGCTTCGTTGGAGTAACATCCAATCGTACAATTCGTCGGGATCGATCGGGGTGCGACCGAACACCTTCGGGATATTAATAGAAGAAGCGAGGCTTTCCCTCCAAGGGATTAGGGAAAAGAAGTAGAGTGTGTGGAATTCGAGTTCCAGAGAGTTCCCTTGAATCTTAGGGCCAACCGCTTCAGCGACATGTTCCCCGTTCGGAACCCCAGCGAAATTCGTGTTGTTTGCTGCATCCCACAGCCAGTAGTCAGACGATTTAACGTTAAGGGGAGCCGCTTCACGATACCACGGGTCTATAATGCCGTCATGCTTCTGGTCTTTCGAAGGATTACATCGTGCTTCAAGGCGCACGAGAGTACCAGAGCGTACAGTGACACGCACGTTCGCTCCGTTAAGCTTCTCGGTTGCGAGCCAGTCATTACTGGGTGCTGTCGTTAGATGTGGCGACAGCGTGTCTGTCAAGCGGCCATCGGAGGTTCGCTCGTAGAGGGTGGGCACCTTTATCATGAGTAGATTCCTGCCTCTGGCTTGCCGTGCCTGTTACAGGTAATATGGATTGTGTTCATCCCATGCCTCCGTATCGAATACTGTCCAACTGAACCCAGTTTCATTATGGCAATCTAAACCACGAAATAGTGTTCCATCAGCCTTCTGACTGTAATCAATGTGATAGTGGCCGTGGAACAGAACGGTCGGCCTCACCGCTGCACGCACACTCTCAAGCTGCTCGCGGTTGTGTTCTGCCTCTTCTACCAGCTTGTAGAAGCGCCCCTTTTTCAGGAGGAGAAGTTCAAGAATCGTTGGCACCGTTGGAACGTCGTGAGTCAACATGACATCCACCTTCCCGCCCTTGATGGCCCTCTCGACATCAGCGTCGTCTATTACCTCTTCGTAGAAGAACGATTCCCCTTCTGTACGTTGATCCCTGTCGACCGAGTAGGCCCCGCCTAGAGCGAGGAACGAAACTCCGCCCCACTCCCAACGCGACCCACGTCGCACGTAGGTGAATCCATCACTCGCTCCCTTACCGGGAACGAATACGGGAATAAAGTCTTCGCTGCTATCCAAACACAACTGCTTCAAGGCAGCATGATCTTCATGGTTCCCATCCAGCCATGCCAACTTGATGCCTGTTTCCTCAACGAGAGAGTAGACATGCTTTAGGAAGCGCACCCCATTGTCCGTTCTCGGCCAGTAGCCCATATCCCCCAACACGAAAATCTGACTACACTCCCGATGAGCGGCTACCTTGAAGAGATAGGTGAGGTGACTGCGAAATGCATGAGTATCACCTGCTATCAATAAGCGCATGCGCCTACTATACAGCAGGTATCTTCGGTTTACAACCGCAACCGCTCTTCTTAGAGAGGTAGGTGTTGCTGCCTCTGCTAGCCCTCAGGGAGTGCTGTAATGAGGACGATCCCTGCCCCCTGCCCTTAGTTCGGGGGGTGTTGAACGTGTCATCACGCTGTCTCATGCGAAGCGGTGGGGTAATACCAGCTTCTCCACAGCAGCCTACGAATGTTGCCCAATGTTCTGCGGCGCTAGTAATGGGTTGATCGGAGAAAAAAGTGAAGTAATAGAACGCTATGTGAGTGAACTCTACTGTCGTCTGGATGCCAGTAAGCCCCCCAAACAATATGGAGGCTGGGAAGGTACCAGAGAATACATCGTTTTCGTATTCGGAGAAGGTGTTTTGTTCCGTGTCCTCTCCATCGAGCCACAGAACAGCCGATCCAACGTCGTATGGCACGTAACTCCACCAGATCTGATGCCAGCATCCATCATTTAATACCGTTCCAGATATCCCTATTGGACCACCGAATCCGACGGCTTCCATCGTACAGGTAATAGTGATGTCAGTTTCAGTAAAAGCTGCCTTAATCTCCCAGTATTGATCGTCGCTGGAGATGACCTGTTCTCCGCTTGTTGGGATATCCGGGAACCTAACGTACATTTCTAGATCCCAGTCAAATATGCCGGGGAAATACTGTGGGGCAGTGTCTGTGGATTCTAGGTTAAAATGGTTGATCCCCTCACCCTGACCGTTAATACTAGCGTAAGAAGTACAACCACCGAACGAAGAGCAGACAGTGTTTTGACCGTAGTCCCCGCCTATCTTCCAATTCAATCCCGATGGGACAGACGGGCCATTGCCAGTGTTCTCGAACTCGTCCGTATTGACAACTTCACACATAAGGAACTGGTAGTACGGATTTTTAAGATCCTGAAGGTCACTCAAGGCAGTCATGGGTAATCTCCATAGTAGGCTGGCGTCGGCCTGCTAGCCTGCGAGATCTCCATTGGGTTTGCGATAGCATCGTCGCTAGCGAAATTAAAGCCAGCGTTCGGCCCCGGATACAACCTACCTGAAATAGCGGTTGTCTGTGTCGCCCAAATACCAATCCAGATCCACGGTGGTTCCGACGACCAGAAGTTCCATGATGAAGCGTCGACCATTTTGCCACTCAAAACGGCCCCGGCGTCGCTTTCGCTCCACGGGTGATAGCCACACATCTGGCCGTCAGAACCCCAACCAATGATAAGACCATCATCCTCGGGGTAGTCATTCCACCAGTCGGCTGCCTCAGGGTCACCACCGTTGAGAGAAGCAAGATAATTCGCTGTGATCGGCCTGTCGTAGACGACAATAGAGAAGGGTGTGGCAGGGAGCACCGTGGTGAACTCAGTCTTGACAACTGTGCCGATCTCACCCACAGGGATGCGGATGACGTTCCACAGATTGCCGGGTGTCGCAAAGTAGGGGATGAACCCGGCCTTCGACTCGCAGTCGAATACTACGTTTTCGTCTTGCGCCTGCTTGGCGCTGGAGTATTTGCGAGTAGCCTTCAGTGGCGGATCACCAATCGACCTATCACGATCAAGCATCGCACCCACAGTCGCAGCGTCACGACTCTTGGAGTCTATCGTCAAGTCCACCGTCTGGCCTGAGAAGTTCACATTCACGGCAGAAATGTGGAATAGCACATCTTCCCCACGGTACCCTTTGTACAGGATATTTTCCCCGGCCTGCATGTCAAAGCGCGATCCTTCCTCTGGGTCTATACCCAAAGTCATCGAACCCATGTAGCCGGGGTCGGCGTTTCGTTTCAACTCGTTTTGCGCTGAAATCGTCGCTTCACGCTTACTGGACTTCTCTCCATAGTTGTTGTACGTTTCGATCCTCATGATCGATTTGTCGTAATTCGAATTATTCCCAGATATTGAACCATCAGCGCTATACAGGAACGGCTCCACCCGACGGTCAGTAACCAGAGGGGCTATGTAAGCAGACGCTAGATCACCAGAGTAAGACCCCGGATTAAAGGTAGCGGTCCAAGTTTGAGGGCCAATAATTCCGTCAACTGTGATACCTGCGGCACCCTGAAGGAAACGGCACAAGTTGGCATCGTATTCGTCATAGAGCCCATCCGCTTGGATGGAAAATCCAATCTGTTCCATCCTGCGCTGCCAAGTAATCACGCCCGGAGAGGTGTCATTCATACCCCTCCCTATATAATAGGTCGGCCATAGTGGGGGGTTGTCTTCCTGCCCCGGATAGAAGTTCGGGTATTTAGAGTTGCGCCACTTACAGTTCTTAGAGTCGGTACCTTCACCAAAGAACACATTCGGCTGCACCGTGCGGTCGCGAGTGATCGAATGTTCGACACCATGCGTGCCAACGCTCACGGTCCAATCTACCGTCCAAGTATCCTTAGTTCGGATAACAGGGCGACGACCAGTCAGCTTCGTCATTGTGTACTGTGAAACATTGCCGCCCGCATCTGGTTCAGTCGTGAAACGGGCATCTCCGAGATCGGGCTGGTCTCCATGGAAAGAAGTGAAACCATCTGCCTTAAGAAGGATATAGCCTGCCCCGCCATCACTCATAGACATGTCTCTCCATGCCACTGAAGTGGTTCCCGTGCCAGCAGAATCACCATAGTGGGTTGCTGTACCTTGAGTGTGTACTTTGCCAGAAGTATCTAGGGCGTACAATCCGGTACCAGCAGCGTTAACTTCTAGCGCCACGAACACGTCGTTCTCTATGTTGAAATCGCCAAAGGAGGCAGCGTCGCCAAAGCTCTGAACTTGGCCGCCCCATGACAGCAGCCAGTAACCGTTGCCAGAGGGGGTAGGAACCATGTCAAGGAAGATGTCAGGGAAAACGGTTCCGTTGTCGAACGTACGCGACCCCAGCGGGGTGCCGTCACCATAATGAGTCGCATCACCGAAGCAGCGGACCTGCCCGTAGATGTTCATAATACGGTAGCCACCCATGTTAGTGGTGCCGTGGATGGCGTTCCAGTACTGATTCGAGTTGATTGGAGGTTCGCCATACCATGGATCGAATCCGGGTACATCCGACTTAAAATCTAGACGACGACCGACGTATCCCCCGCGGGAAAGATAGTATCCCTCTTTCCGGCCCTTGTCATACCATACGTCAGTGCAGTAGAGGCCGGGATCGTTGAAAAGGTGGATGAAGATGGCGTTCCACCACGTTGAAGATCCGTGATTGGGCATATATTGACCGAAGGTAGCAAACGTGCCATGATCCCCCATAATCCAGTAGCCATCCTCGGACGTAGCTACAGCGTGCGCTGTCTCATCGTCGAACATGAACGCTGGCGTATATGAATTCGATAGAAGTTCCTGAACCCAGCCGGTAAGCATCTGGTTCCAAGAACCCTGATTCCTTGTAGGGTTGGATGAATAGGTAAGCCAGTTCATCTGCTTCAAGCGAAGACCATAGTACTTGGAACGCAAGTTAACTTCGGCAGCAACAGCGAACCCCGAATCCTGTGGCTGGAATCCAAAGTTGGGAACTTTAGTGAAGAAGTCGATCTGATATAGAGCGCCAACACATTCTATAGAGAGGCCGTTGTCTGACGGACCCAAATCATCTGTACCCGCTCCAACGAACCCTTCCCACAAGGTTTTAACGAAGTTGTTGTCTTCGTCTAGTAGGTTGATGTTGACGTTTTGGAAATCTTGAACAGGCAGGTCTACATAATCCTCGAATGAAGTCACACCGGGGAAAAGCAGAGACAATGTTTTATCAGAAAACGGTTCCTCGGAACTCCACCCCTCGACAATGGTTGGAACACCCCGCCACTTTGTCAAGTCGACGTGATCGCAAAGAACTTGGAGGCGACCCCAGATCTCCACCGTGGTGCTAGTCGCTTCATACGTCATGACGGCTTACCATCCGAATCAATCGTAGGAGTAGGCATGACAGGGCTAACGCGACGAACCATCTCGAACTCTGAAGCGGGATCGTCAGGTGTGGTCGTCACATCCAGATAGGCCGTTACCTCTAAGGTGATTTTTGCTTCCCTGCCGGTGTCTCCAGTAGGCATACTAATGTGAGCTTCAGAGGGAGTAAGAATTGTCTGTGCCGACGCACCGTTGAAGGCAAACGCAGCAGAAGCACCCATCGAAAGCGGGGTGGAGGCGATGCCTTCGCCCGCGAGATACAACCAAGACGCCTTACGTCTTATCGCTCTTTCTTTTCTTATATTTCGGTTGAATGTCGAAGATGGCATTTATAGCCCTACCCGCTATTCAACAAATGTCATATTGACAGTGGCATTACAGGAAGCAGGAGAGTCAATCGTGACCCCTAACCTTCCAGAAACATCCACCGTTGGCTCTTCACCGGGGGCAAATACGATAGCGAAAAGCCCACCGTTTGGGACAATAAACCAAGTATAAAGAATCGTACCCGCTGTAGGTTCCGCAGAAGCGTCTTTGCCTGCCGTAGTCGAGCAAGCTGGCGCAGCGGGATCAAGAGGGGCGGGAGTCACAGCGGAAGTAGTTCCTGCTGTCGTCTGGCGTATGAGAGTAACTGTTGCAGGTGAAGCGGATGCCGCTCCATCGAATGCCACCGAAATGTACCCAACCTTAGCGCGATTGCTCGCATCAGTGGCTACCTGTACTACGGTCTTCTCAGTTGCAGCAACAAGAGCTACGCTGCCAGTGCTTACGTTATATGCGTCTGCCATTTTCGTTCCTTAATCACATGTTATGGCGAATGAACCGGGGCTAAAGTAGGGTATATTCCCTGCAATAGGTGAAACAGTCGCGCTTACCTCTCCCCAGAGTAACATATTGCCCGCTGTGGGATCGTCGTAAACGGCAACGTAATCTACGTTACCCCATGAATCAATAGCCGTTGGGAACGTAATTGTAGCACCGTTCGACTTGATTCCTCCTCCGGCATCAGGCCAATTCGTTGAATTGTTCGTGGCTGCGACCCTCGCATACGCAGTACCGGTGGTAGATACTTCAGTACCGCCCCCACCATCGTCAGGAATAGAGGTAAATAGAGCAATATATACCGTCGCTGGCATGTCCGCACCTGCATCATCTCCTAATGTGGCGTTCAGAATGAGGTTCTCGAAATAAGATGTGGCGGAGCCGATTGGATTGCCTTTCGATAGTAAGTTACTAGTCCTTACTTATTATACACACTGGGTCGCCTCCGAGCGTTCCCAGTATCACCCTTAGCGCAAGATACGTAAGGATAACGCTCCATTCGGGTAGTTTTAGCCCGAATGGAACTGATCATAAATCCACTTGTAGGTTTCCTCAAGGCCGGATCTCAACGGTACGCTCGGCTCCCAACCTAGCCGTTCGTTGATGAATGTGTTGTCACTGTTCCTACCCCTCACACCCTTAGGGGCATCTAGGTCGTAGGAACGCTGAAGCTCCACTCCTGCTATGTCTTCAGCAATGGAAACGAGTTCATTGATTGACACTAACTCTGAGCTTCCAAGGTTGATGGGTTCATTCACTTCGCTGCGAAGGATCGCCTTAGTGCCCTGAATGCAGTCTGTGTGATACATGAAGCTTCTAGTCTGTTCTCCGTCACCCCAAATTTCGATCCGGTGGTTACCAGATTCAACGGCCTCTATGACCTTCCTGCAAATAGCAGCGGGGGCTTTCTCTCGGCCTCCAGTCCATGTCGAGCGTGGTCCGTACACGTTGTGGAATCTAGCAGACCTGCCAACCATGTCGGTTTCTTCGTCGTAATGGAAAGTAGCCCTCTCCGAGAACAGCTTCTCCCAGCCGTAGCCATCTTCTGGCATAGCCGGGTAAGCATCCGATTCTTTCAAAGCCACAACATCTGCTTCAGTCTGTCGATCTTCAGCGTAGGCGCAGGCAGAGGAAGAGTAAAAGAAGCGCTTCACCCCTGACTGGCGAGCTGCTTCCAGCATGTTGACTGAAATGAGTACGTTTAACATGCAATCCAGTTTATGGGTTTCAATGAACCCCATTCCACCCATGTCAGCGGCAAGATTGTACACCTCTTCGAATGGGCCGAAGGTCATGACGTAATCGCAGTTGCCGCGATCCTTTAGGTCTTTTCGATCCAAGTTGCACACGCCGCGAGTCGAGGGGTTCACGGCATCCCACTCTTCGATCGGCTTAATATCTACAGCTACAACATCGAAGCCTTCTGCGACCAAAGAGTCCACAAGGTGGCCGCCAATGAATCCACCGGCACCAGTGACACAGGCTCTCTTGCTTCTCATATTTGCACGCTTTCTATAGTCATGGAAGCCGCCAACCCTAATAGTACATCATTCAAAGAACCCTTTTCGACAGGGGCTCTGTTGTAGTTGCTGTCGTCGCCTTCCGTGTAGAAGTGTTCGTATTCGAAGCCATCAACCACCTCAAGCGTTCCACCGCTCTTCAACCACTCGAGATTGAAAATGAAAGAATCACAGGCGTCAAAGACTCGACGCCAATGTATCTTCTCCCTTTCACCTTCGTCGGTTCCTAGGAAGTTTGGCATCATGAGGTCGGCACGCTCGTTCTGGTACCTTCCGAACACTTCCATGTATTTGGCGCGGTTCACGGTCTGGTTGCCAGTGTTCACGAAGCAGTTGAACATGCCACCCTGCTTGACGGCTTCACCGAAGTTCTCTGCGTGGTAGCTGCCAAGGTATGGCCGGTAGTCGAACTGGGGTTTAGCAAATGAAGGGCAGTACCAAGTCTCGGAGTCGAGGTTGAGCGACAGTACGAGATCAAGGATCTCGCTACTAAAAACGTTATCGGAATCACAGTTCATGACCCAATCACCCGTAGAATGCGCTACGGCTGACAGTTTGTTCCCGAATACCCCTAGGTTCTTTATGTTCCTGAATGTCTTGACCTTGGGTACTCCATCAAGAAGACCCACCAATCCGTCGTAGTCAGTAGAGTGATCGTCGACTACCACGATTTCGTCAATGAGGGGATGCTTGACGGCAGCGTCGATAGAGTCAAGGATAGTAGGCCCACCTCTGCTAGTTTCTTCATACGCTGTCACGGCAAATGAAACAGTCATTAGATATCTTTCCTCATGGCGTAGTAGTTGACATGCTCTAGGTGGCAGTCATGCGTGGCTTCCAAAGTCTGAAGGGCTGCCCTTGTTTCGGAAATTACTTCTTCCCTGTGGCCGCCATGAAGGGCGTGGTTGTGAAGCTCTATGACTATGTAGTCCATAGCTCTGACTAGATCCATGCCCGCTTCATCCGACCATATAGAATTCTCCCCGCCTTCGCAATCCAGCTTCAAAAGGTACTTTCTACCATCCTTTAGGAATGGAGAAATGATCTGAGGTAAGGTCCAAGAGGAAACCTCTGACTCGTCAAATATTCCATCCTCCCCCACTGCTTCCAACACCTCATCCTCGGCGTATCCGAGCCCAGTCGTGAAGTAAACTTCATGGGCTCCATTGAGAGCCCCTCTCTGGTGAAACACTTGCCCGCCTGAACCCAAGGCACCTCTTATGAACGTCATTTTGTCATCGACTTCGGTGAATTTCTTTAAATGAGTGAAGTTCTCGTAGTCTGGTTCGACAGAAACGACAAGAGCATCAGGGAATACAGATCGTGCGTGACGGGTAAAAACCCCTACGTTGGCACCGATATCGAAAATTACATCGGGAGCCCATTCCAAAGTCTTCAGATTGTAGACATCATCTGTGACGACCTCACCGTATAGACCGGCGAACCCACCGTTGAGAGTGTCTTCTAACCTGTCGACGATCATTTTCTCTCTAACCAGTAGCTGGCATCGTTGATGTCTGCTGTAGGTAGAATGTGAATTTCCAGATCCTTCTCTTTCGCGAACTCCCTGACAGCTTTTTCGCAGCCGGGGACCGGGAAGTCGTGGCCCGCCATCATTCCGTTGGCAGTCAACTTAGGCCAGTAGCAATGAAGATCTCGGAGAACGTTCTCGTAGTCGTGTGAGGCGTCGATGAAGGCGAACCCTAAAGTACCGTCTTCAATCTCGTCGCACATCTCATAAGACCACCCACGAAGCAGTTCATACTGGCCTTCGTAACCTGACAAGTTTTGGATGGTTTGCTGCATCTTGCCCTCATGGGTGTCGGCATCCCACGACGTAAGCTCGGCATAGCCACCCGGAGAGGGGTTCCAGTAATCTACCAAGTAGACGAAGGGTACTCCCCAACTCAAAATCTGACGGGAAAACCGCCCCTCTGCCACTCCAACCTCCACCGCAGGAAGGTCAAGGATGCCTTGTTCCTCTAGTAGCTCACCAAGGTTGTCACGAGTTTTCATTTTGTTTCTCCTGTTTCCCAATTGTAGGTGTCTGGATCGAAGTCGTCCATATTGTCTGCCCAAACGTAAGGGCCAAGCTTCTTAAAGCCGCTGAACACGGTGATCCCGTTGCCGATGTTCGATTGGTTGTCGTACTGCCATGCCATGCCGGGAACGAAACAATAGGCGTTAACCTTGTCCCCTAGCTGCATGAAGTTGTGATCGATCCCATCCGAACGATGGCAATTCTCTTCCAGCAACGACACCACTTTAGCAGCTTTAGTACCGTTGACGAAATATGCGTAGGTTCCCCACATGCCATACACCCGCATAATATGCTTATAGCCAGTAGGTTCTGCATCAAGACCCCTGTGGCCCCATGAGGCACACTCAGGGTCTTTGTACCACTCTCCGGGAACGTGGAAGGTTGCCCCAAGATAGAACACATCCCAATCCTCGGGGAGCGCCTGAGAGGCATACCGGATACGGTCCTCTATGTCGGGGGCAAAACAGATATCATCTTCACAAACAGCGACGACAGAATCCTCAGAACAAGTCTTAATGACTTCGATTTGACTTTTGTAGCAACCGATAGCACCGGGAGTTCTGTTTCTAATGCGTTCAACCTGTTCCGGGGGGCCATCCCATTCGGAAGGCAAGAAGGCTTTGAAGCGATTCGCTTCGATACCTACATTGGCAAACTGTCCTTCAGCGTGCTCCCTGCGGTCTGGCCTAGAATCCAGATTGATATACCACCAGTCAAGAGGCTTGCCTTGAAATGCGTTCGTCACCATTTCAGGTACCCCCCAGTTGGGCTAATGCGTTCAAGCGCACAACTTCTTTGTGCGTCGGAAACGGGGACTCCGATAAAGTCAACCAACGTATCCAAAAAATACTCCCTATTTTGGATAGCCCTTTCGTAACTAACCAACAAAGTTGGCAGTTGCGTGTGCTTAACGAAATCCCAGTTGGTGGCATACCTATCCACAACATCGTCAATGAGTCCGTCGATAGGCCTGTCGATCCCGTTCTCTGCATCGAAGCGACGTTCCCCCTGCACAGAGGCAAGCATATCCCTGAACACGAGTATAACCCTAGGATTGCGTAATGCGTAAGTTATTTCCTTCAGGGGGTGGATAGCACCCGGATCTTTCCAACCCCAAACGTCGTGGGTGGAGTTGTTCTCCCCTATCCGTTCAAGTCGTTCTAACGGATAGGGGCTGTGCATTGCCTGATCTTCGAACGTGAACTCTTGCAGATCCGTCTTCGGCCCCATATAAACGCCTAGAGCGTGAACGGCTGCTGCAACCATCGTAGTTCCGCCACGAGGCACGCCTGCAACAACTATCGTCTTGTGTTCTTCGTCGGGAACCTCGGCTATATTCATAGCCATGCAGGGTTCAGGTGTGCCAACGTGCTCGAACTCCATTACAGGATCGCTTTTCTAACGTAGAAGGCGTCGCCCCATCCGAAGGATTCGATAAGATCGGTTTCAACTCGTTCGTAGTCGGTGAGGAAAGCATCAATCTCTTCCAGAAGGGCGCAGTCTTCGTATAAGCGTTGAACATTAACCTCGGTATAGATGTAGTCAAACCCTGTCAGGAGCCCGCCAAGCCCCTTCAGGGCTAGTAGCTCGGCTCCTTGGATGTCGAGGTTGACGAAGTTGACAGTTTCCGGTACCTCATGCTTTGACACCAGATCATAAAGACTTTCAGTGCGACGAGTCTCCGTGTCGACGTAATGGACTTCCGGGTGGGCCGTCTTATGGGTGCCTAGTTCTAGGATTGAAGAACTCTGCCCGTTATTAGCGATATTGAATGAGACTTCCTGCCCGCTGGTGTCACTCACGACAGCCGTGATGACGTGCTGGTTCAGGTCGGCAGACAACGAAGCTGTCAGTTTTTCAGCAATCTCCGTGTTTGCTTCCACCCAGTAGACGGGGATGTCACCGAAGATGCCGTAGGAGGAAAGTTCCTCTGCCTCGTGCGCTCCAACGTGGAGGATTCCCCCCACCTTCATGTCATACTTTTCATTCAACGATTCGATGGTAATCAACATTATACTTTTACCTCTGTCCAATGTTCAGGAATGCCTTCACGCCAAGGCGTCCCAGCTAGGGCTGGTCCCCACCAAACGGAAGGGTAGTAGGCGTGCATGTTCTCGGCAAGATATGCACCCCACCAAGAGAAGGTGGAGTTGGCGATGATATGTTGGTCACAGTTCATCATGGAGAAAAGATCAAGCCAGTCTGTAGGCTCTCCAATTCTGTCGCACACTTCTACAGGGCGCGCTGTTCCTTCGACGAACTCCACGTTTCCCTCGTCGAGCACGGCAGCGTACACCGCATCGTCATGTTCCCACATATTTCGAACGGCTGGGATGTCGTCCGAAAACACGAAGAACTTGGTGTCAGGTGCCAAATCCAGTACCCTCTCCATAGCCCCCTGATAGTAGGTCTTAGACGGAACGGGAAAGCTTTCCGGGTGGTTCAGATAGTCCCCCATTCGGTAATGTACCGAACAGGTGTCGTCTCGTTCGTTCACCTCGGGAAGATACTCGGCCTGACGGACTATCGCCTCAGGTGAGGGCTGGAACATGTTCCAAACGTCATACTCTAGGCCATCCCAGTGGTGAAGCTCCTGATAGTATAAGGTCTTTCCGTCGGCAACCGGCCCTTTAGGGGCTTCAAAGAAGCGGTCGGGTACGCTGAAGAAAGGGCGGTATTCCCAATCGCTCTTAATTGAGAGAGATCCATTGGTTTTTGTGGCTTGCCCGTACTGCCAAGCGATCTGCCAAAGCTGATTGCCTAGTCGTCCGTTTCTTTCCAGCCACTCGTAAGTAAAGGTTGCCATCTTAGAGCTTTCCAGCGAGGATTAAAATCATTATATCAAACCGAACCCGTGTTATGGAACCTGTCGAGAGCCAATCGAACCATCTTCTCTTTGTCTCCGATAGCGGCTTCATACTCGGCATAAAGTTGCCGGTTGTCTGTAATCATGGGCTGGTGCCAAGTGGTTGCAATGGGGGCTGGATGCCAGAGATGTATGGCGTATCCGAAGGGAACTCGTTCGTGTGGGCCGAGTAGGGTGTCGGCTGCAAGTCTGAAAGCGTTGTCTTCGTAACCCCACCCCTCAAACCTTTCGTCGTATCCGCCCATGGCATGAAGGTCATCCTTCTCCATTATTACTTGCCCTGCCCAAGAAGTAATACGATGTTCGTAGGTGATGTCGTCTGGATGTAGAGCGAAGCCGGGGATCTGATCGAGTACAAACAGGGCGCTCTTCTCGTCCGTGTTGTAGTATCCCATCTCCCCATACGGGAGAACCCAAGGGGCTCCCTCTTTCACCATCTTAATTCCACGTTCTATGAATGAAGCGCATGGGACAGTGTCAGCATCAGCGAAAACCAGAAAATCACCCGAGGCAAGCTTCGCCCCATAGTTTCTACTACCACCCCGACAGAAAGACTTCTTCTCGTTGTCAGCTAAGATTAGTTCAGCATCAGGCAGGATCTCCCTATACCGTTGGGTTATCCACTCAAGGATGCGGGTTCTGTAACGATCTCCGGTATCCCTCCACGGGATAACGACAGATATACTCACGCCCTTTCCTCGCTGATCTTTGCTAGATCCTCGGCGTTCTTGCCCTCGCCTGATAGCCTGTACTCCCACAGGCGCTTACGTACGGCCATGAACTTAGCACCGGCATCTAGTAACTTCAACCAAAGTTGCCAGTCCTCATATACACCTTCGAGTGGGAACCCTCCGACGTCGCGGACCATTTGCACTTTGACGCAAGCCGTCACTGGAATAGTGTTGCCAATGCGAAGCATGTCTGGATTGAAGTCAGTGTCGGGGATTCCCAGAAAGTCCCGCTCACACCATGTATACACGAAATCGAAGTCGTCCAAATAGGGCTGTACGGCTTCATTGTACTGGGGGTACAAAATATCGTCATCGTCCAAGAAGAGAACCCACTCCGTGTCGACCTTCTCGATTAACTTATTGCGAGTGGCCGCTGGCCCTTCCCTATCATGGTCAATTTGGACAATATGATCAGCAAACTCAACCGTCTGGTCCTGCACGGAAGCCTTACACTCGGCCAGCTTTTCGACCCTATCGGATAAGGTCGGAGTAATTACGGTTATGGGTTTCATGGAGATTTATCCTATCAACGATATTAAAGATTTAGCCCAAGGGGGAGTCTACTTGGAAGTAAGCCCACTCGACGCTTCATCAAGCCTGCCGGGGAATCATATATACCTGTATGGCGGAAGCAGCTAGCCAGACGTAAACCATCTCCAGCCAGTGGTTAGGGGTAAAGAAAAAGAGGCTCAACGAGGTGACCCCGAAGGCTACCCATATCCCCACGCAAAATTCACAACCAATCAGGTAGGCAGCCCAATATCGGAAACCAGAGTCCCGAAGATCATCATTAGGCATCCTAAGAAGATAAAGTTGTAGATTCTCTCGAAGACGATCAGAAATACTGTCAGTCGAAATGAGTCTCGCAACGCGAGAGGTGACAAGGCCAACGAGTACCGATAATACGACAAGGCTAAGAAGGCCGGTAGAAACGTCCATATCGCATTAGTGTACACTGTACTATCTTCGGATCATCCTTAGCTGTTCCGCATGCTCCACAAAGGCATGACCAGTTACCTCGTTGGATAAACAGAATGGATTCGTGTTGATGGACTTCCATGTACCCTAATATCGTGTTCCTGCGCTCTTGACAGTAGCGGCTGCGCTTGAAGGCATCGCCATATGTTCTGCCTTTATAAGAGTTACATGCGTAACAGGATAAAACGAGATTCGACAGGCCCGAAGTCCCGCCCAAAGCCAGAGGATCATAGTGATCCAATGTCATTTGACGGCTTCGGATGCCTGTCTCAAAGAGCACTTCACAGTAATAGCAGTTAGGTCCATGAATGTCGAGCAGCTTGTTGTAGAGAACCTTACGTCGTCTACTGCTTGGTCTGCTTTGCTTCAGCAAGACTCATCCGCTATTACCATAACTACATTCTAGCTCTTGCTCCATTCTAGGATGGCTGAGCGTAGCTCTTCGGCATACTGTGTATTATTCTTGACGAACTCGATAGCAGCAGGTCTTCCTTGCCCCATCTTCTCTCCATCGCTCGTGGCGTACCAAGCCCCCGACTTGTTCACAACCCCCGATTCGACTCCCAAATCAACGAGAGCCGCTTCATTGATGAAGCCATGACCGTACAGTAAATCTACTTTAGCGGTACGAAATGGAGGGGCAACCTTATTCTTAATTATCTTCACATCAACTTCGTTGCCGCTAGCCAAATCGGTTTCCTTATCCTTGGTCTGGCCTCGACGCCTGATGTCTATGCGGATAGACGAATAGAACTTCATGGCACGTCCACCGGGGGTGACCTCCGGGGAGCCAAACATCACGCCAATCTTTTCACGAATCTGATTCGTAAACACGACGATGGTTTTTGTCTTATTCACATTACTAGTGATCTTGCGGAGAGCCTGTGACATCATGCGTGGATGGAGACCAACGTGACTGTCCCCCATCTCACCTTTCAACTCGGCAAGCGGAGTTAGGGCGGCAACAGAATCAACCACTACGACTGAGAAGCCTCCAGACCCCACAAGCTCGTCAACGATTTCGAGGGCCTGCTCACCATAATCTGGCTGGGAGATAAACATCTCGTCGACATCTACTCCAAGGTTGCGCGCATATTCCGGATCAAGTGCATGCTCGACGTCAACAAACGCTACGGTTCCGCCATCCTTCTGTGCTTGAGCAAGCACATGGAGACAGAAAGTAGACTTGCCAGAAGATTCCGGACCAAACACTTCCACAATCCTACCCTTGGGTAGACCGCCAACCCCGAGCGCCATGTCAATGGCAGCGTTGCCGGTGGAGATTACCTCCACCTTCATTTCGGCCTTGTCTCCCATCTTCATGATAGAAGTTTCACCGTACTTCTTGTGAATCACTTCTACTGCATTGTCGACTTCTTTAGACATAGGCTTCTTTCGTTTGAGTAGGTGTCCACTGTACCAAAAGGAGGCACCATCCCTGAACGTTACTTTGTGACCTTACCCCAGCTACTATCGCCTGTGTGGACGCCATCTTCAAAGTAGAAGGAGGTCCACTGATAGCAGCCATTCTCCTCCCATGTCTGCTCCCACGAATAGGTCGAACGGGTGACAGAGGGTGCCTCGTAGAGATTGATGGTGTACGACCATAAGAGATCAAGTTCTTTCCCTAGGGTGCCCTCAACCTGCTCCAGAGTCATGCCCTCTCGGACCTTCAAATACTCTGACTCAGCAATCCAGTCACATCCCCTCGCAACCCAATCGGGTTCAACGGGAGGGGGTGGCGGTTGGCAAGCCGTCAAACTAATGGCGACTGCCGCTACGGCTGTTGCAAGAACCTTTATCATGTCAACAATCCTACACCATCAATCTACGATTTTCAATCGACTACGTTATCGAGCACCGGATAGCGATAGTCAATGAACCGGGCGTGCTTGGAACAGTTGCATGATCGGCAGAGAGGCTGGACGTTCCAGATCCAGTTTGTACCACCTAAGCTGAGAGGCACGATGTGATCGGGGCCAAGGTTCTCTGTAGTACCACATGCGAGACATTTGCCTCCGTAGAACTCAATCAAGTCTCGTAGCTCGTCAGCGGTGAAAGAACCGGGTGCTCCATCGACAGCAGCTTGACGCTTGTGAACGTAAGCTTTTACGACGCTGGGGTCTTCTTTGTACTTTGCTCGCCTCTTGGCGTTCACCTTGTCGCGATTCTTGCGACGGTACTCACGCTGACGTTCCAGTTCCTTCTCCCTAAACTCGGGATCTTTTTTGAACTTCTTGCGAGCTGCCGCGTTGAGATTCTGTCTAGTTTGAGGTGACGGTTTGTATTTGTATCCACGCCTTTTTCTGCGACGTTTGGTGTCTATGCCATAACAAGGCTTGCAACGGGGCCGGTAGCCTCCGATACCACTGTTCTCATAGAACTCAGAGAATGACTTCTCCACCCCGCATTCTTTGCAAACCTTCACACGGCCCAATATATCACATACATCAGAGTCACGTTATTCGACTACGTTGTCGTACTCAATCTCAATCAGGCAAGTGTCGTTCTCGCAGAATTTGCTGTCCGTAGCATCCTGAGCCTTACCCCCGTCATAGACGGCCTTTAGGTTTACCTTCTTTAGGCCACTACGCATCTCTTTCGCTGTTTCTTCAGTGATCGCTTCGAAAGGAGCCTGAGCGTACCCACCCTCACCCTGTGGAGGAAGGAACGAGATAGTCTTAAACTGTCCAGCCTTAGAGCGTAATAGATGCTTAATCTGATCCCTCTCGTCCTCACGGAACGTAACAGTCACAGAGACAGCGTTATCTGCCCACCAGCGCTGCGTAAAGGCCGCTAGCTCTGCTTTCTCCCACATGGACACTTCGTGGTCTGAGCGCATGTCTAGGCCGGTTACAGGGAAGTCCGCCACCACAGTGGAATCCGGGTCGCCAACATCCGGTTCGATAAAGTAGCCAGCCTTTCGGAGAACAACCACAATCGGATCGCTCTTATGGAACCTCATGCGACGCAAGAAGATACCGGCGTTCGTCGGCCAGTGAATCCCCGGAGTACACCCAGCGAGAAGCGAGGTGCTGCCAGCAGGCTTACTCGTGGTAAGCCTAATAGACGTACGTACACCCAACCATTCGGAATACTGCCTGTCCTTTTCTTTAATGTAATCATACCCACTAGTATCATACTTTTTAAGAACGTTCCAACCATGTTCCTCGGCAAACTGAGCGGTGCCAGTCTTAGAGACACCGATGCGACGGTTACGAACGATAACCTCGTTTGTCTCAGGCCACGGAGTGGGAAGTAGTGTTACAGTCTTTGCATAAAGCATTGCTACCTTGCAAGTAGCAAGAAAGTCGTCCAGATCCTCGGCGTTGTTGATAAACGTTTCCGAAAGGCAACAAAGCTCATGCGATTCTAGAGATATTTCGGCACATGGATTAACGCCCGTTGCCTTTTCGTCAGCAAAATCCGGCACATCACCAAGACGACCGTACTCCCGCACAACATCCATCCACACGATACCCGGTTCACCATTCACCGCAATAGAGTCGATGATGTGATCTAGGTTGGAGTCAACGTCCGCATATACGGAGTTGTTGGAGAGGTGGGACCAACCGTTAGCACCCGTGCGGGCTTTATTCTTCTTAAGGTTCCAGTCCTTCAACGTGACGTAATCATCGTCGTCGGCCTCTCCAAGAGCAAGCTCAGCCGAGCGCCTTGCCCCGCCTGCTACGACTGCCTTGCCTATGAGATTCTGGATGTCCACGATGTCACGAGAAGTGATTAGCTCACCTTCGCGATCATTCAGGAGCTTGGCAACCATCTTGTGGAGGGCCTTCAAAGGGCCGGGGCCGGAAGCCGTTCCGCCAAACGTCTTTAATGGAGCCCCCTCTGGTCGGACCTCGCTGTAGTCGAACTTCACGGGGTGTTGGTTGGGTAGGAAATATCCTTCCAATAATCTGCCAACCGACTCAGCCCAACCCTCTCGGGTGTCAGGGACAACGAAGATTACAGTGTCCCCCTTCGGCTGTTGCAGGGTGATCTTACCGGCCCCACGAGTATCGAATCCTACACCGATTCCCCACATGGACATTTCCATGAGGCGCACAAACGGAAGGGTGGCTTCGTATTTGGAGTGAGAAGTGATCTTCTCGGTAGAAAGCCAGCCGCAATTATATAAGGGGGCAGAGTTCTGGTCTTCGTTGACCATCTTCGTACCCATCGACCACATACCTCGACCGGGTGGAGTCCACTTGAATACAAATAGGCGCTCGTAGGCGTCCTCGGCTGCACGTTGCGCCTTGTGGTCGTTCCAAGGGGTGCGACTCCGATGGCACCAGTCTTTTTGCATAGAGAACATACCCTCGATGCAGCGACGGCATGTTTCGTGCCAACGTTCCTTTGTCCCATCTTCCTTGATTCTGGAGTATTTACTAATGTAGGTAAGCTCTCCTAGAGAAAGACCAGAGTGGATTGGGAATCCCCAGTCAATCTTTTTATCAGCATATTTGGACACGAAGTCATCGGAGAGTTTAAACGAGAGGAAGTTAGCAGACACGGAAACCTTTAGGATCGAAGTTTGGGTAAGTAATAATTATAGCCGAAGAGTTCTTCGGTTTTGGCTAACTCTCCGAGTTAGTATGGTATACTGGAGAGATGCCAGAGACTCAAGAACTATGCGATGCTATCGACATTATAATGGAAGCTAGGTGCACAAAACCTAAGGGCCACTCTGAGGACGAACCCCATCTAGACGGATCGGACACCGGCTGTATGATTAGTTTTCTCGACTCTGGCACCTCAGGGCTAATCGTCGTTGAGCCTAGTTAGTCCGTCGTTAGTTTAGTCCTCGCGAAAGAAAGTTTCGTAATAGAACCGAGCTTGCTCCATGGTGTTACCCACATCGTTGAGGGCGCGGTGTGCTACCTCCGCTCGTGGGGGATGGTAGAGTTCCTTAACTTCGTCGAGCCTACGGGTTAACTCCATGATCGAGCTAATATCTATGTTCCGGTAGGTGAAGAAATCCTCCAACAGCGGCATGTGCTGCTTCAGAAAATCCCGGTCAAAATGAACTGAACTTCCCATGAGGGGTATCGTCTTGCGCTCCACCCCAAATGACCCCAGCCATTCAAGGACATCCTCTTCCACCTTGGCGGGGGTTGAGTGAATCGAACTGGCCTTCTCGGCAAGATCATTCAGTAGGCCGCTCTTTGTGTGCATCTCACCCACGATTACATCCAGCGCCCCCAAATCGAACCTACCCGGCCAAACCAATAATTCCTTACTAGCTATCGCATCGAGTTTAGAGTCACCTAACGTCAATCCGATCTCCAAGATCACATCTTCGGTAGGTTCAAGACCTGTCGTCTCTAGGTCCAAGCAAACGAATTTAACTTCGGGCGCTTTTACCACTTCTCTGCTTTTTTGTCCATAGTGAGGATGGGAGCGTTGAAGATGACACCGTTCTCTGGAGTCGTGACCCAGAATGCCTGACAAGGCTCTTCGTATTCGAAACCCTTCAGGTAGGCGTACTCGTCGTAGCCCTTATTCGCTCCATTCACGATGATGCTCTTATACCAAGTCAATTGATGGAAGTGCCCCATAACGAGCCAGTCGTACCGTTGGCCCGTCTCCATCGAAAGCTTACGCTTGCGGGAATCGCCTCGCACGATTGCGGTGGCGATACCTGCGATGCCTCCACCACCCGTGAACTGATCACCGTGAGTAACTCGGAACGTCGTATCGTAGACATCTACGAGGATGTCAGCGCTCTCAGGAATAGCGAAGGTCACTTCATCCTTGTCCTTGAAGTCGCGCTCGATCAGCTTATAGATCAACCAGTCGTTGTTGTCGCGAACGCGACCCTTAGTTCTAGGCTTAAAGGTGTTTCGTCCGTGGTTGCCCACCACTCCTGTGACGTGTACTTTGCCGTAACGTTTACGCAGCATCTCTATGCCTGCTGAAAGCTGCTCCGACCAGAAGAGAACAGTGTCAGGAAGGTGAGCCTCATTCGACTCAGCTAGGTCATGAAGGGTACCCGTAACCATGTCGCCACCCAGAAAGAGGGTCACTCCGTCGTATTTGAAGCCTGATAGATAATCATCTGTCAGGCGAATACACTTCTCAAAGGTACGTTGTAGACGCTGTTGTGCAATCTCGCGGTTATAGGCGTTCAAGCCTTCGATCTCGTCGGGATTGACTACCTCGTCAAAATGGGAGTCAGAAACCATGAGGCAAGCTGTAGCCGTGCTTTGGCCTTTCTTCTTCTTGGGCTGTAACCAAGTAGGTGAATCCAAACCGGAGTCATTAATGAGCGATAGTTGATCGATCAAGTCCTCTTGGCGCTTGCGCTCGGTCTCCATGCGACCTAGCTGCAATTTCAGCTTAGTCTTCTCGCGCTTAGTAGCCTCGTGTTTGGCTACGGAAACCGAGAGAACCCCTCCCTCTTCCTTCGCAAGCTCTGCCTCTAGATCTTCTTCGAAACTACTCACTTGGAATCCTCATCCTTGGTTGGCTGATATCTATCAGGCACATGGTAAGTACCATTGCGAAAACGCCGGACCTGATCGTAGGAGACTTTCCAGTCATTCTTGTGCAAGATGTTCATGATGACGTTTGAGCTAATTTCCTCATTGGCTAGAGCTTTAAGAACCGCCACTCTATCGTCATCTGACATAGCGTCAAGAATCTGGACCATACGATTAGGCTTACGAGTAGGATTCTCAATCCTATCCGACTGAGCTTCAGTCATTTCGTCGTACAAGTTACTGCTACTCATTTTGCCACCGTCCATGCCTTTGTGCTGCCTCTAGTATAGCTCATAGTACCCCTATAGCCCTTTCGCTATCGTTGCAAATCTCGTTTGTGGCCCTATAAAACCCAACTTGACAGCGCCTTTACCACCCTGCCTATGCTTGGAAACAATCACTTCTACCGTCCCTTGTTCTTCGCTTTCTGGATTGTATTCAGAGTCCCTGTATAGGAACATAACCACGTCCGCATCCTGTTCAAGAGAACCGGATTCACGCAAATCTGAAAGCATCGGGCGTTTGTCTTGTCTACCCTCAAGCGAGCGGCTTAATTGTGAAAGTGCCAACACCGGACAATTTAATTCCATGCCCAGAATCTTCAATCTGCGACTCAACTCAGAAACCTCCTGCTGTCTTGACTCAGCCTTTTCTTGGCCGGTCATCAACTGCAAGTAGTCCACTACAATTAGCCCCAGTTGTCCGTAGTGAGCTTGAATTTTACGCGACCTCGATGCTATTCCTTGGACGGTAATGGTAGCATCCGAATCTACGATTAGTGGAGCACCCTCAATTTCACGAGCCGCATGGTTCAAGCGAACCCAGTCATCGTTAGACAGTTCAAACTGTCCATCACGATAATTCAATGAAGTGCGCGCCCGATAAGAGAATATGCGCTGCATGATCTCTTCCGTCTCCATTTCCAAGTTGTAGTACGCTACAGGTAAACCTTGATCTATGGCTATGTTGGCAGCGATATTCGCAGCGAGGGCAGACTTACCCATTCCGGGCCGTGCCCCCAAGATGACGAGAGCCGACTGCCTCAAGCCAGACAGCATGTTGTCGATGTCAGGGAACCCACACGGGATACCCACAATTCCATCAGGCTGCAACCACGAATCGGACATATTCTCGATCATGTCCCCAAGAGCCGACCCAGCTTCAACCATAGAGGCATTGCCAGCATCTGAAGATAGCTTATAGATAGCGTCTTCAGCATTTGCTATCACACGGTCGGAATCCCCCGAAGTGAACGCTGCTTCGCGAGAGGTGTTACTGATGTCGATCAATGTGCGAAGAGTGGCCTTATTCTTGACGATCTTCATATACGAGGCGATGTTGGAAAGGGCCGGTGCTACCGTCTGGATGTGCACAAGCTCCATTGCTCCGCCCACCTGCTCAAAGGTACCCTCATCCTTTAGGGCATCAGCAACGGTAAGGGTGTCGCAGCCCATACCCTCCGCTACCAGCTCCAACATCTTGGTGAACAGAATCCTATGGCTGGGCTTGTAAAAGTCAGATGCCGAGAGATTGTCCTGAACCGTATATACGGCATCTTCGGACAGAAGCATCGACCCAAGTACAGCCTTCTCTGCCTCTAGGTTCTGAGGGGGAATTCTATCAGACACCCTCCACCTCATCCACGGTACACATGACCTCTTCCATTAGCGCCTCTATACTTCCATCGTTGATGATCCACGCGTCAAAATCGTGTTCGTCTAGGGCTCTTTCACTCGCATGTTCGTTTGCTGGTTGATATCCGGGCCGCACTATACGAACGTTTGCGCCCCCGGCCATATTAACAGCGTTGTACTCGTTCGGGTATCGACAGTCGGTTATCACCCAGTTCTTTTGGGCTGGATCGTCCATGATCTTTCCCATTGTGAGTTCGACCCAGATATTTTCACCTAAGATGTTACGACCAACCTCGGTCCCCATCCGCTGAAGAACGGAACGAACCTCGGGGAAGAGCACCTTTGATTCCTCGTATCCAAATTCCAGTAAGGCTTGTTTGTACCGCAGCCCGCTACTGTCAACAATAGGGTCAAGGGCCATGACGCACTCACGAAGTACGTCAGCGAACGCTATATCCTTGTACCCACGGTCATCCACAAGAAATTGGGCTGCTGTATTTTTCCCACTACGAGCGTATCCACTCAAAGCTATTAACATGCGAGTAATACTACATGACTCTTCTTCACTTCAGGAGGTGCCACCTGCGAGACACTTCTAGACGGTCGGCGTGAATGTTGTAGCGTCGTTCGAACTCGGGCCAGTGTGCTTCAACCACTTCTTTGATGGCGGCTTCCCTTGCTTTGCGTAGGAGGTCGTCCCTTCTCATTGGAGGCGGCTCTACGGGTGGGAGAGCTGCTTTCTCTGGTCTGGCGTTCTTCTGTGACCTGCAAGCCTTACAGGCGCTTCTACTGCCGTCTGGCCTGTTGCGGTCTTTGTGGAAGTCATCTAGAGATTTGACGTTCCCGCAGGAAGAACAGGTCTTTGCTGGCTGCATTAAGCCAGTGTAGCAGGCTGTACGCCCACCATAGAACCTAATTTACGCAGAAATTATTGCAATCGTTACGGTGTCGACTTGATCGTATGAAACATCAGCGTAGCCGTCGGTCCCTTGGAAGCGAGTCTCCACGATAGGGCCTATGTACCTGTCTCCGGCAGGCTCAATCGTCACCTCAAGATCGGGGTCGAATGACGCTGAACCTGTAGGCTCTGGGGTGAGTTGGTCGTCAACAGAGACGACAACAGAACCACTGCCACCGTTCTGGACGTGGAGAAAGACCCTTCGACCCGGTGTTAACTTGTCGCCACCTGACGATGCAGACGAATAAGTGACGTCAAGTCCAGTTTCCGATACGGTTTGGGTAGAGAGAGTTGCCATAAGACCAGTTTAGGGGGTCGGCCACGCTGCGATTCCTGTGGTGGCCCGTCTTGTCGGTTTACCTTTTGTTCAATTGCGTTAATCCACTACGTCACATTTACCTTCAAAACTGAAGAAGGTGGGCCAAGCAATACTGCTCGACCCACCCACTTACTGAGAGTTTACTC